CCTGCAACTCTTTACGGAAAAGCGGACTTGAAAATTTACGTTTCTCAAGACGTTCTTAAAGCATACGTTGCTGCATTAGGTGGTTTCTCCGTTTTGGCTACGTCTAACTCAGGGGTTAACGCTCAAGGTACAATGTGGTACAATAACGGCGCGGTTACTTTCAACGGACTTCCTTTGTTTATGGCTAACGGATTACCAACTTCTTCAATGATGGCTACAACTACTTCTAACTTGTATTTCGGCTGCTCTCTACTCAGTGATACCCAAGAAGTGCGAGTTATAGATACCTCATCCACATTAGGCGACGACAATGTAAGAGTTGTTATGCGAATGGCTGCAGGTACGCAATACGGAGTTATTGAAGATATCGTAATTTACGGATAATAACTAACCACTATATTTAAGGGTGGTGGATAAAACTACCACCCTTTTTTTGTTAAACATTAAAAAACTAAAATAAAATGAGTTGCGATATTTCACACGGAAGATTAGAGCCTTGTAAAGACGTAGTAGGTGGATTAAAAAACCTTTACGTACTTAATTACGGACTTTACGATGAAACCGATATTACTTACGATACAGGTGTAGGATTAGAAGACGTTATTAACGCTATTTCTTTGCCTGCTTTAAGTTCAATTTACAAATTCGAATTAAAGGGTACAAACTCGTTCGAAACAACTATTACAAGTTCACGCGAAAACGGAACTACGTTCTTCGAACAAGTATTAAGCGTTCAACTTAAAAAACAAGACGCGATTACTCATAAGCAAGTTAAATTATTATCTTATGGACGTCCTAACATTATTGTTGAGACAAACGCAGGGCAATACTTTATCGCAGGTTTATTGCGAGGAATGGATGTAACCGCAGGAACTATATCTAACGGAACTGCGTTAGGGGATATGAATGGTTATTCTTTGACTTTCACGGGTCAAGAAGCCGTACCTGCTAACTTCTTGGATTGCTCAACCGAAGCGCAATTAGTTGCTTTATTGAACAACCCTACGGTAGTTAATTCTTAAGAACTTTGTTTCATAACGTTAAGGGGGTGGCGACACCCCTTTTTTTATGCACAAAAACACGGAATAAGAGTTATAATAATATGATAGTAGTTAACGAAACTAACGTAAGCCAAACATTTAACTTTATTCCAAGATACGGAACACCCGTAACGTTGGAGTTAACGGGCGAAAACACGAATGTAACTCAAGTAGTTTTAGGAACGTTTACCGCAGGGGATTACGTTTACAATTTTAGTGGAGTTTTACCCACGGAAGAAAACCAATTTTATTGGGTTGTAATTAAAGACGGAAGCGGAAACCTACTATTAAAAGAACGTATGTTTTGCACGAACCAACCGATAGACACGTTCTCGGTTAACGATGGGCAATACATAAGCAATACAACAACTAACGACTTTATAATGTATGAGTAATAACGTCCACGTTTTACAATTAGCGGAATATCAACAACCCGTACTGCAAGAAAACTCGCGAGACGCGTGGGTAGGTTGGGGAGAAAATAACGATTACTTCGATTATTTAATTGATAGGTACACGAATTCCACCACAAACGGCGCAATTATAAACAACGTAAGCCGTTTAATATACGGAAAAGGCCTAAGCGCCTTAGACGCTTCGCGTAAGCCTAACGAGTACGCGCAAATGATGACTTTGTTTAGCAAAGATTGCGTTCGTAGAATGGTATTCGATAGAAAGTTATTCGGCCAATTTGCTATTCAAGTACACTACAACGAAAAGCACGATAAAATTCTAAAGGCTTACCATATACCCGTGAATCTTTTACGCGCTGAAAAATGCAACGACAAAGGCGAAATAACGGGTTATTTTTACTCGGATAATTGGGCGGAAGTACGTAAGTTCCCACCTATGCGGATTCCTGCATTCGGATTCTCAAAAGAAAAAATCGAAATAATGTACGTTAAGCCTTATGGGGTAGGTATGAAATATTATGCATACCCCGACTATCAAGGCGCGATACCTTATGCAGTTTTGGAAGAAGAAGTAAGCGACTATCTAATTAACGAAGTACAAAACGGCTTTTCAGGAACTAAAGTAGTTAACTTTAATAACGGAGTTCCTTCGGAAGAACAGCAAGACTTAATTTCTCAAAAGGTATTAAGCAAGTTAACGGGTTCAAAAGGACAAAAAGTTATCGTTGCTTTTAACTCAAACGTAGAATCTAAAACAACCGTTGAGGATATTCCATTAAATGACGCGCCCGACCATTATACTTATTTAAGCGATGAATGTTTACGTAAAATAATGTTAGGTCATAACGTTACAAGTCCATTACTTTTCGGTATTGCTTCAACTAACGGATTTAGTTCTAACGCAGACGAATTACAAAACTCGTTTATCTTATTTAACAATATGATTATTAAGCCGTTTCAGGACGAAATCTTAGAAGCCTTTGATAAAGTGTTAGCTTATAACGGAATCGCGTTAAAACTATTCTTTAGAACGTTAAAACCGCTTGAATTTACGGACTTAGAAAACGCGCAAACCGAAGAACAAGTAACCGAAGAAACAGGCGCAGACGCAACGGAATTAAAGTCGCAAAGCGTAGAAGAACAAATCGCTTTAGCATTACAAGAATTCGGAGAACAACCCCAAGAAGATTGGCTATTAATAGACGAAGCACCCGTAGATTACGACACGGACGAAGAAGAAAACAAAACGCTTAAAGGCGAAAAAAGTTTGTTCTCACGTTTGGTTGAATTAGTAAATACAGGAATGGCCTTCCCTAACTCAAAGTCGGAACAAGACGAAGTTATCGACGGGGTTAAGTTTATTACTCGTTATGTTTACGAAGGCGAAGACGGCGGAAAAAGTGGTAAGACGCGTCCGTTTTGTAAGTTAATGAAAAGCGCAAAGAAGATTTATCGTAAAGAAGATATTTTGCGAATGAGTAAAAGCGTAGTTAATGGATTTTACACAAACGCGGAAGGAAGAACAATCGGATTCGGTAAGGAAGGCGCACTAACTTACGATATTTGGTTATACAAAGGCGGAGCGAATTGCCACCACCGTTGGAATAAACAAGTATACGCGCAGTTTGATTCACGTTTTGGAATAGACGTTAATTCTCCAAAAGCTAAACAAATAGCCGTTAAAAAAGCGGAAAAATTTGGTTACAAAATTAAAAACAATGCACTCGTAAGCACTCGACCAATCGATATGCCGAACCGAGGATTTATAAACCCAAGATAATGGCAGAAGCATTATTAATTACAAGAGACGATTTAGTTCGGTTTACCGCTACAAACGGTAATATGGATACGGACACTTTTATTCAATGGATTAAAGTTGCTCAAGATATACATATTCAACAATACACAGGAACGCAATTATTAGACAAAATAAAAACGGATATAGTAAATAATACCTTAGCGAATCCGTATCTTGACTTAGTTGAAACCTACTTAAAGCCTATGTTGATTCATTGGGCTATGGTTGAGTTTTTACCTTTTCAAGCCTATACAATCGCAAACAAAGGTATCTTTAAACACTCAAGTGAAAACGCTGCTAACGTAGATAAAAACGAAGTGGACTTTTTAATAGAAAAGCAACGTTACTTAGCGCAAAACTACACCGAGCGGTTTATTCAATATATGGCATTTAGTGGTAATACGTTCCCTGAATACTATACAAATAGTAACTCGGATATTTACCCTAACTCGGATTCAAACTATATGGGATGGGTAATATAAAGAAACCATACACGCCTAAAAAGGCGAACATAATTAAGTTAAAAACATTACTTAAAAAATTAGAAAATGGAAAATGATTGGGGTAAGGCGGCATTGAACGATGTTTTTTGGGGACAAGGCGCAGCACGAAACGAATCCGATTGGGGAATAAGCCAATTTACAAGCCCTTCGGGAAAAACTAATATAAGCGGTAAAACACGATGATAAAAATAAGCGAACTAACCGCTAAAGGCGCAAACGAACAAAAAACGGAAAATGAATAACCATTTACGCGGACTATCTTTACTTTATTACATACTATCTTACACGGGTGTTTTGGTGGCATTATTCGAAGCACCTTATGTTTTTTTCAAACTATTTGCAGCAGGATATGGAGTGTTTTTGACATTCCAACTATTGAACTATTATTACGATGAAAACTAAACTACTTTTACTTTTAATTTCGCTACTTTCAATTCTTGCACCCGTTAAAGGAATGGTGTTAATTACAATTCTTTTTATTTGGTTGGATTTAATTACAGGGATATGGCGAAGTAAAAAGTTAAAGTTGCCTTTACGTTCCCGTGGGTTCGCCCGTACAATTTCAAAGACCTTACTTTACGCAGGCGCGATTGTTTGCGTTTTCTTCCTTGAGAAATACATTCTCGAAGATTTAATCGGATTGTTTGTTAGTGTTGATTTAGTGTTAACAAAGGCATTTACGTTTTACTGCGTTTTCACGGAGTTAAAAAGCATTAATGAAAGTTACTTCGATGTAACGAAAAAAGACGTTCTAAAGTCATTTAAGGAGTTTATAACCGCTAAAAAACAAGAGTGGGATGAGTTCAAGTAAATTAGACATTCAAAAAATCGTTCAATATCGATTAAAAAAAGGACAATTCTTCGAAGAAAATTCCGAGAAAAAACAAATCTATTTACACCATACCGCAGGGAACGGAAACGCGGAAGGTGTAGCACGTTTTTGGAATAGCAACGAATCGCAAATAGCAACGGCTTTCGTAATAGGAGAAAACGGAACGATAGTACAATGTTTTAGTTCTAAGCATTGGGCGTGGCACTTGGGTATTGATAACGAAGATTTTACTCGTATGGGTTCGAAATATAAGAACCTAAACAAATTAAGCGTAGGTATTGAAGTTTGTAATTGGGGAATGCTCAAAGAAAAAAACGGTAAATTTTATAACTACGTGAGTGGAGTTGTTAACCCGTCTTACGTTACTACTTTGGAAGAACCGTACAAAGGTTATAAGCATTGGTACAAATACACGGATGCACAAATAGAATCAACGCGCCAACTTGTTGAGTACCTTTGCGAAACTTATAACATACCAAAAGAATATCGTAAGGAAATTTGGAGTTTAGATAAGGCAGCCTTTGACGGAGAAAAAGGAATCTTTACCCACAACTCAGTAAGAAAAGACAAAGCGGATATTTACCCGTGTCCACGTATGATTAAAATGTTACAAAGCCTATGATTCGTTTATTTGCATTTATATGCGTTTTAACGCTGTTTTCGTGTTCAAGTGAACGCAAAGCACAATACCACTACCGAAAAGCGCTTAAACACGGCTTAAAGGTGGTTAACGATAGCGACACGATACGAATAACTACTTTAGATTCGTTTCCTGTAATTAAAAACGATACTATCATTTGGGAAAAGTTCATAACCACCAAGGACACAATCGTAAATTTCAAGAACGTTTACGTGCCTAAAACAAAGTGGCAAACACGAATAGAATATAAAGAACGAGTAAAGACCTTGCGAATAGAAGGTAAGACAAAATGGAAAACCGCGAAGGCCGTTCAGGTGGTTAAATATCGAACTTCGTGGTGGTTGGTTTTGATTGCTTTTGTACTCGGATTTGTTCTTAGATTTATCTTGAATAGCGCCTTTATTTCACGGGTTCGTCTTTTCTTCCGATATTTCGGACAAATTTAATATATGAATTTAATAAAACACGGACGAAACGTCCACGAACTGCAACTTGATGGCAAACAAGTTCACGTTGCTATGTTGAGCGACTTACATTGGGACAACCCTAAATGCGATAGACAACTACTTAAAAAGCATTTAGACTTTTGTAAGGACAATAACATTCCTGTAATTATAAACGGGGATTTCTTTTGCTTAATGCAGGGACGCGGAGATAATCGCCGCAATAAATCGGACATTAGACAAGAACATAACAACGCAAGATATTTAGATTCGATTGTTGAAACGGCTTCGGAATGGTTTAAGCCTTACGCAGATATTATAAAGGTAATTGGCTACGGAAACCACGAAACGGGAGTAATCAAATATCAAGAAACGGATTTACTCCAAAGGTTTGTAGACCTACTAAACTACAAATGCGGCTCAAGCGTTCAAACGGGCGGTTACGGCGGTTGGGTAATTGTTCGACAAATTTTTAACGGGAACGTTCAAATAACAACTAAGGTTAAATACTACCACGGTTCAGGCGGTGGTGGAGTAGTTACAAAAGGCGCATTAAACCTTACGCGAGCGCTTGAGATGTACGAAGACTTTGACGTCTTTACAATGGGACACATTCACGAAAATAGTTCGCGTAACGATGTAAGGGAAACCATTAAGCATAATTCAAAAACGGGTTACTCAATTAAACAAAAGCAACTTCATTTAATGTTAACAGGAACGTACAAAGAAGAATACGGCGAAGGCGCGTATGGTTGGCACGTTGAACGTGGCGCACCACCAAAGCCATTAGGCGGACGAATTCTTAAAATCGAATGCAAAGAAGTTGATAAGTTAATAGTTAAGAATATAGATTCTTTTAAGTTTCCGTTGTAAATTTGCGTATAGCGTTTTTAATTAGGGGGTAGCAATACCCCTTTTTTAGTTTATAGCCTGATTTTTGCGGTGATTATTTCAGTTTATATACTTAAATTCTTATTTAGAATCATTATAAATTTGTTAAAAAATGTTAAAAAATGTTAAAAAATTTGGTAGGTAATTAATTAATGTTTATATTTGTGTATAATTAGTTCTTTAATTTATTAAAACAAAAACGCTATGGTTACTTACAAAGTTGAAGTAGTGAGTATTGAAGGTGGGCGCGATGTCATCCAATACCACGAAACAAAAACGAAAAACGCAGCTATTAAATTAGCAACAAAGTTAAGCAAGAAACACAACGTTAAAGGTGTAAACTCGGAAGGTTGGCAATCGCAACAAAGCGTGTGGGTTGATATACAAGAAGATTACAACACGATTGAGCATTACCAATTTATAGACGGTGTTAAGGCTTACTACTCAAACGTATTACAGGGGGGATAAAACCCCCTTTTTTATCTACCTAAATGTTAAAAAGCAAAAAAAATTGTTAAAAAGTTTGGCAGATTGAAACTTAGTATTTATATTTGTGTATAATTAAAAACGAAACAATATGAAAACAGCAGAACATAATTTAGAAATCGGAAGCAAACTTTATTGGTATGATTGCCCTGAAACGCTTGCAGGTATAGTTGTAAGATTTACAAACAAAAGGGACGTAATAATAAATTTTGTTAGTGGTAAAGAAATTGGCGAAAGAAAATACTCAATAAAAATGGCAAAAGGATTTATAATTAAATAATCAAAAACGAGGGGTGCGGCTCAGTAACGCACATTAATTAAAAACGCTATGGAAAAACAAGAAATGATTAACAAGATTTTAGCTTACGAACAGGAGTTAAAATTCATTTACGAAGAATGTAAAAACGCATTCGGCCATTTAGATAATGACACGCAAAGCGCATTCAAAGAATGGAACACGATTGATATATTATTAACACGCTTAAACTTAAAAAATGAAACGATTTAGAGAATTTTACAACGAATTAGATAACGAAGGAAAATTATTCCTTATCGCGATACGCGATTTTATTTTACTATTCGGAACTCTTTTTATTTCACTTTTATTAATTGCTTATTTTATTATTTTATGAAAATAGAAACTCATTACCCGTTAGCGTACTTTTACGCAGATACCTTTGAAGGCGAATGTACTTTCGAATTATCCGTAGACGAAGACAACGA